TGCATTTTTTCCGGCAATCATTGTTGCATACTGACCTTTTTGAGCATCGGTAAGTGTTGAGAAGCGTGTCTGAAGTTCGGGAATAAGCACAGATAAAGGTTTCATACTACCGTCCGTATTTACTGCAGAAATCCCCAAAGCCGACATAGCCGCATCTACTTCTTTGGTAGGTTTCGCCAACCTTGTCATAACACCTCTCAGAGAAGTACCTGCGTCCGAACCTTTAACTCCGGCATTTGCCATCAGACCGAGTGCCGTGGTGGTATCTTTCATTGAATATCCCATTGCACCCGCAGTTGCCGCAACATTTTTAAAGGACTCGCCGAGCAAAGATACATTTGTATTTGACTTTGACGCTGCAACCGCCAAAACATCAGCGAACTCACCGCTGTCACTTGCTTTCAATCCGAAAGCGGTCAAGGCATCGGTTACAATATCAGATACACCGGCTAATTCCTCACCGCTCGCAGCGGCAAGGTTCATTATTCCCGCAATACCGTCAATCATCTGCGATGAATTCCAGCCTGCCATACCCATATATGACATAGCCTCTGACGCTTCTATTGCAGAAAATTTGGTTTTAGCACCCATTTCCTTTGCTTTCTCGGAAAGTGCGGTCAGTTCTGCACCTGTTGCCCCCGAGATTGCGGATACGTTTGCCATTCCCTGTTCAAACTCTCTGCCGGTATTCACTACATCTTTGCCGAAGTCTATCGCTTGACGTACACCGACAAACGCTCCTACAGCTACTGCCGCCTTAGATGCCAACGAGGTTATAACCCCGCCTACTCCGGAAGACTGATTTCCGAAGTTTTTCATTCCAGACGTTGTACCGTTTAAACTGTTTCTAAGGTTATTGCTCGCATTGACAGCGGACTTCATATTGACGAAAAAATTACCGTTATTAAGGCTTAAAGTTGCACCTATATTACGATATCCCATGTGTAAAATTATCCTTCCTAATTTACAAAAGCATAATAAAATCCGAGATAGTTGTTAAAACTTCTCGGATAATTATTGATAAATATTTTATCTGTGATATAAAAACGGCAGTCTCAATTCCAACGGTTGTATTGTTCTCAAATTACAGTCTTCCGGGAGCGGTTTGCCGCGACTATCCAGATATTTGTTTGCCAGTTCAGGTGAAACTTGTGCATATACCGCTGTTGTCATAAGACTGGAATGTCCAAGGAATGCCTTGATTGCTAAGAGCGAGTCTCCCGCTTCAAGCATATGTACTGCTATTGAATGCCTGAAACTATGAGGAGAATATCCCTTTTGCGTGAACATCAGCGGGTACTGTTTCTTTGCTTGAGAAACATATTTTTTTACGATTCCCTCAACGCAAGATATGGTCATATGATCATGTGTCTGACTTGGGAACACATGGATATTTTTTGCATTGGCTGAGCTACAATCAAGATTCCTGCTGCTGATATATTCTTTTAAAATAGCCGAGCATCTATTCGGTATCACGACAATTCTTGACTTGTTGCCCTTACCGTGCAGTCTTATCGTTGTGGGTTTGTTAAAAGAAATATCAGCAAGTGTGAGATCACAAATTTCCTGTGCTCTTGCTCCGGATGCATACAGCAAACTTAACAATGTGACATCACGCTGACCGATTAACTTTGATGTATTTGGCAGTGTCAACAAAGCAGCAATTTCATCCTTTGTAAAATACTTAACGCCTAACTGCTTAGGTTGTCTTTTTACAGGTAAATCAATCACATCTGTGTAGAACGACAATGAACTTACAAACGCTTTTTTAGATGCAAATTTCGCAAATGATACTATTGCTGAGCGCCTTAAATTCCGTGTATGTATACTGCAGCCTCGCTCCTGTTCCAGATATAGCAGAAAGTCTGGAATGGTATCACCGGATAACGCTTGAAAAGATATCTGCTCAGGCGATATGTTTTTCTCTGCTTCCAAATATTTAAACAGAAGCTGAAAGGCATATTGATATGATTTGATTGTGTTAGAACTTAAGCCTTTTACGAACGGCAGATAGTTGGTGAAATAGTCTTCCATTATGGATAAAACTTCATTTACTCGTTTGGTCATTTGAAGCTCACCTCCGGGAAAAGACTGCCGATACCATCATTCATTCGTTCGTGTGACACCGTGTACATCATATAGTCATCAGTGATGTATTCTGTAGTGGCAACAAAATTGGAATGTCCCAAGTATGCCGACAGAAATGGTGCGGTATCATAAAAGCAGCGTCCTTCTTTTTCAGATTTCTGAAAAGAATTAAATGCGAAGTAGTGTCGTAGCGCATGAACGCATATCCCCTCTGCCCGGTATGTTCGCTTCATGTGCGGTATATTGGCTTTTCGTAAAACCTGATTGAACCAATGGCTGAAGACTCGATACCCATAAGGGTTATCAAAATCAAGCGGATTTTCAAATACAAAGCTGTTTTTGTCAAATCGGCGAATCCGCTTTTGATACAACTTTAGCATATCTGTTAAAGACTGATGCATAGGCACAAAACGTTGTCGTTTGTTTTTGGCATTTACAACCGTGATAACTCCGGTATCGAGATTGATATCTGTCCAGCGCAGCTCGAGCACCTCTGTTATCCTCATGCCGCAGCCAATCAAGATTCGGAGTATCAAAGGAAAGTATTCCTTAACGACAAAGACATTCATGTGTGATATTAAATTGTCTGCAGCATCAATAATTCGGGCGATTTCATCGTCTGTAAAATTATGAGCAACATAATCTGATGAAACACGAACACTCTCAATTTCGATTGCGGGTATTCCTAACGCATTAAGATATCGTGCAAATTGCCGTAAACGACTGGCTTCACCGGCTCGGCTCCTTGAACTGGTATCAAGCGTATTAATCCATGCATACTGAATGTCAGCTGATAAAATTTTTTCTTGATAATTTTGTTTGACTATAAAATCATCAAGCCTTTTGAATGTATAGTAATAACTTTCAGTAACTTTATCAGCGCTTTCAGCCAATTCTAAATATTGCCTCATTTCATCGGCAAATATGCTGCTGAAAGGTAATGATGACTGTTTCATATGCTCACCCCTTTCAGATACTCCGCAAACAATCCACTTGGAGGAGGTACAGCAAGAGCGCAGGTACGCAAATCTTCAATGGACATCTTAGTGTAAAATCTGGTACTTCCCGGATCTGTATGACCTAATATCACACGAATAGCGTCATAGGGCACTTTCTCAGCAAGAAGCTCGCTGGCAAAAGTGCTTCTTAAAGCATGAGGACCAAGATGCCGCCCGTTGCTTTCAATGCCTGCTTTTTTAAAGCAATTTGTAACGATAGCTGTAATACCGCTTCCGGTCAAGGGCGAATATGGGAGTTTACTTCCCAGAAAGATATACGGCTCCTCGGACTCTGGTCTCGCATTATTGATGTAATCAGCCAAAGCATTTTTAACATCATTAGGAATATTCAACCTGTGATGTACAGATGTTTTGTATTGGGTGAAATCAATAAAACGATTGTCAAAGTCAACGTTATCAAATGTGAGCATCCTAATGTCAGAATTGCGCAATCCCAGTCTTAATGCGAGCAATATGACTGCATAATCGCGTTTACCCTTTGTTGTATCTCTATTAATAGAGTTCAATAATAGTTCTATTTCATCCTTAGAGAATAACGATGGAACTTTCTGAGCCCTCCGGGCAACTGGCAAGACATCTCCAAAATTTGAATGCGCTAACCCGATTTTAACCAGATGAGCGAAAAATAGTCTTGCGGATGTGCGGAAACTCGGCTTGTTATTACTGTGCTTAAAAGCATCTGTAACCGTTTGAAGCGTTATGTCACACCATTGTGTGATGCCGTTTTCAAAAAAGCTTGTCAGCATGAAAGTGCAATCCCTACGATATTTGTATATTGTCGCTTCCTTTAAACTGCGTGGCTTTAATGAATTAATGAATGAATCAAATCCATCCTTAAAACATTCAGGCGGCTCGTATACCTTTAAACTTTTGCGATAATTACTCATGTAATCACTCCTATCTTTAATTTGATAGGATTATTGTATCATAACGGTAATAATTATCCGAGAAGTTTTAATGCAAACCATATATTTTAAGCCATTTTCTGCAAGAAAGGAGGATAATCGTACATATGGGATATAAAAGTTTATCCTACATATCGGATAAATTACGAGCCAAATTTTACGTCACCCACTCCCCAATAACGCCTTATACTTCTCCGTCTCCTCTTCCACAGCAAGCTCCATACTCGCCTTTAAAAATATTTTTTCAGACAGTGATAACCTTGCAAGCCTGTCCCAATCAAATCCCTTTTGAAGATAGAAATGAATAAGCTGCAGGTCACCGTCCGTCTGTATTAGTTTTTTACAGTTTCTACACCGCCCATATATCCGGCAAGCTTCATACACTCAATCGCAATCTGCGGTATTTCGCCCGGTGCAAATATAATTTCAACAATATCCATAGGTACTGCACAGCCGAATGCGTCCTGTACTTCCTTCGACTTAATGTCAGGTTCTTTGATACATTCATAGCACATATATTTATCACCCTCGCCTGCCTCCATATCATTTGCGTCACGGCAAAGTGCTCCGTCCGGTTCTTCAATCGTTATAACCGAATCAATGGACTTAATATATAAATCCATTGTCTTTTTAATTTTCTTTGACGCAATCATCTGCTCCTTACGTCGTAAAAGTTCTGATAATGTTAATTTTGTAGCCTTATTCATTTTAGTGTCCCTTCCTTTTTTTCTTAATAAAAAACAGCTATATAGCCGTTATTTTTTAGTGTCCCCACCATTATTTTTATACACACGGGTCAGCGATTGTATCAAGATACTTAAATCCGACAAATCCGCCCGAAAATTCATCTTCGGTAATTTTTCCGTTCTCAAATGCCTGAAGTGTAAGTTCATCAAGCCAGCATGACATAAGCTGTACTCTTTCTGTACCGCCGTTATCGGGGTCCTCCAATTTTGATATAAGCGACAATCGCTCATCAATACCCGCCGAAAGTTTCTCCGCATACGTTTTGCCTCTTGAATAAATCTTTTTTATTTTCGCTGTCCAAGTACCGGACACACCCATCAGTTTACTGTCGTCCCACATTTGCCCCGAAAAGTTTATCGTTTCACGGTTTGTTTTGATTTTTGCTTCAAATGAAGTTATTTCATAGCAAATACTGTTGTTCCACCAAAAATAGCCGTGCGTACCGCTGATTACTTTTCCAACAGCGGGAAGCTTTCTTTCTCCTGCCATTGTTTACTGCCTCCCTTACTCCATATTTATAGAAAATTTCAAATCCTCTATTGCATCACAGAATGTTACATCCGCCGTTACAAAAACATAGCTCCCCGTCTTTGCTTTACGAATCTGTTCATCACTGTACTCGGATATATCATATTTTTGTGCAAGCCAGTCACGCTGTGCATTAACATCTATATCCGCTGTATTTTCCGCATCGCCGTACAGTACGCCTTCTCTTACAAGTCCGTCAAAATACTGATTAATAGCAGCTACAAACATAACCTTATTGTCATAGCTGTTATTAATTCCGATATAGTTATTCTCAAATGCAGAACGAATATCGTCACGCATTAAGTCCATACCCTCAATAATTTTGATTTTCTTCATATCTTCAGTCTTATCACCGCTTAAGATGTGCAGTGAATTTACACCTCGTGCGACTTTTACTTTTTCGCCGTCATTGATAAGTATAAACTTGCCTTCGTCTATATCTTCATCGGGAGTAAGGCTCTCCGTTATAGAGTCAATTTCTGAAAGGACTTGATATGTCGCACTCTCTGTCATTGACAGTCCGGCAAGCAAGCCTGCAATTCTTGCACAATATTCATATGCCGAATATTTCTTTGCTCCTACTTTGATACCGCTCGTGGAAAAGTTAACAATGCCCTCATTATTTGCCGCAGAACAAGGTAAAACCGCTTTGAATGTCTTTTTTGCCGCTCTCTGCGCAATAATCCAATTCTGCAGTTCTTCCGTCAAATCTTTATGCGGTTCCAACCCTGGAAACGTCAGCCAGTTCCACGACTTATTTCTAAGGCGTGCCAAGGCGGCGTTATATGACTTTTTGAAGTCCTCGCCTGTTTCCGCTCTTTCCACAAGCACTCGTTTCGGTTTGCCGAGAAATATTTTATTCAAGTAGTCAAGATTTGCCGTTGTCCAGTCTGATTTCACAATATCGGCTTCATAGTTATATGTATAACTTAAATTTTCATCTCCGACTTTGGTTGAATCTTCAAGAATAACCGCTACAATTCCGTTCTGACTTCGTGTTACCGCAGTCTGTGCCTTCGTCTTAAATTCAATTAAAATTTCAGGTAACCCCATTTTTATCCCCCCGTATCACAAGTTCGCTCATTTCATCATACTTTTCTGTTTTATCCACAGCCTGAATGAAATTTATATCAAAATACACATACATTACACCCTTTTCAATTTCAAAATTCATTTCATGAATAGTCAGATGTCTGTCCATAATATCGAAAGTCGGGTACAAAAAAAGCTCTTTAATCCTGCTGTAAGCACCTATACAGTCCTCCACAGTTTCAAGAGCCGATATATATTTTAATTCTACCGAAACAGTAAGTTCCTCAAGTGCACCGCCGCAGCACTGAGGCTGTACATCTGAAGGATACGCAGAAACAAACACTGCCGGTTTTAAAAATCCCTCATCTACTTCTGAGGCAACCACGTTAAATCCGGCATTCGCAAGGATTTCCGCAGTTCGTGTCTGTATATCTTTTTCTGTAATCATCTGTCCTCCTACATTTGTATATCTTTTGTTATCTTATCAAGCAGTTTTTCTGCACCCGAGTTGAATTTTGCCTGTGCCTCCGACATTGATTTTTCAAGCATAAAATCGCCTTGTACATATCCGCCGGATTTAATGCCTCTTGCAGAACGCTGTACACGATTAAGTTTTCTGCCTCTTTCCCGAGTTCTGCCGCCGCTTACAATCTTATGACCGAGTTCAATAAGATGTGCATGCGGTGCTGTTGACTGAACTCTCACTACTCTCACTTTACCGCCCTTATACAGTTTTACTTTTTTCGTTCTCCATGAGCTGCGGAGTTTCTTTGTCCTTACCGGTGTAAGTGATTTCGTTCTCTTATTTACAGCACGCCCTTCTGCCATAAGGAATGCGTCTGCCTGACTCGGATAATTCTTCTCGCATTGCTTCATAGCTTTTTCAAGTTCGTCAAATCCGAATACATCAATATTCCTTGCCATTTCGGTCTTTCTCCTTTGCAACAATCTGCAATTCCGTATTGTTTTCACCTATGTTAAGAACAGAAACAATATCAAGAACCTTTAGTCCGAACATAATTTTCATATCCTCGGTTATATTCGGAAAATACCTTGTTGTAATTTTGTATGTGGTTTCTGCACGCAGTTTTTGTGACTCCTCATACTCACGTCCCGACATCGGAGAAACATTTGCCCATACGGCATACTCATTCAAAGAAAGCTGATGTGAATACAGCTGTCCGCCGCCTGCCGATTTCCACACTGCATTGCCTTTATTATCAGTCAGCACATACACAGAAGTTTCATCGGCATTAATGTCACTGCTTAATTTAGGTTTGAACGGAATCCAAACCGGTACATTTTCATTCATTGAATTTAATCTTTTATCAAGCGGTTTCAAAAATATAACCCGATGACGCAGTTTTGAAAAGTCCATTAAAATGCCGCCTTTCTGTATGGTCTCAGCAATGTATAAAATATACTCGGTACGCCGTTTTTAGTTCCGTCACGTTGTTCAAAGAAATATCCTATACACACAAGCATAGCTTGTTTATAGCTTTCCGGCAGTTCATCAGGCATTGCAAGTCGTGTATAATTTTCGCACATTTCTCCTGCTAAGAGAATGAGTATTCGGAGATAGTCGTCCTCTGCGTCAGTATCCAAATGCAGATACTGTTTAACCTCTTCAATCGTCAGCATTTTCTTCTTCCTCCGTTTTGGATTGCACTGTTTTAGATTTAGTGTCCCTTCTTGTTATTTTAGTGTCCCTTACTTCTTCCGCAAATCCGCACTGAACCAAATCTTCGCCTATTTTCTTGTCAACATCAACAGTTTGACCTTCAGAAAAACTGAAGGTCAGACCCGAGCATGAAGTTGTTATCTTTATTTTCATTTTACCCTCCTATTATTTCATCTGAACAGTTTTAACCGATTCAGGCAATATCAGCTTTCCGTCCAATCTTTGGAATACACGGAAACCGACTTGTCCGTTCTTTGCAAAAAGTTCATTCAATCTTTGGAATGAACGTCCTTGTCTGTCAGCCACCCAATAATATGATAAATCACCAAACAGCAATATCTTATTGCCGGACTCTATCTCAGGCATATATGCAGAAGTATGTATCGGACGGTTAAGAATTGTATCCGGCTGTCCTGCCTGCAGACCCGGCTGCCATAAATACTGACCGTTACTGTCTTTAAGTTTTCTTATAGCCTTTATTGTACTGTCGCTTGATATAAATACGGCATTCTTTCGATACGGCGTTCTAAGGCTGTGATATAGGTCAATTATTTCGTCTGTTGTTATTGCATTTGACGCAGCAGATGTAACCCCTACTTCAGCCGTATTTAACACACCTGTCGGTTTGCCTGTACCGTTGCCGTTGATAAATGCCAATTCCTCTGCTGCACCCATTCTTCTTGCAAATTCCGATGATATGTATGTTTCAAGATTAAATGCGGAGTCATTGAGCAGTTCTTCCGATACTTTTATAATCGTA